ATGCCCAAAATAATATGGGAAGCGAGTCATTCAATCCAGATATTAGGGAAAAGGTATTTTATATCTGGTATAACAATGGTAGACCAGGATTCCTAAAGACCAAGAGTTTAATCAAAGAACATCTTCCAGATGCAGAAATGCCCAATGATTGGTCTTTGAAAGAATGGATTACTGATTTCAATGCCAGGGCGTTTGATTTAGACCAACGAGTGCATGAAGAAGTTGAAGCTATGGTAATAGCTGAGAAAGTCCAGATGATGAAGCGACATGCTGAAATTGGACTTCTCATGCAAAATAAGGCACTTGTATATTTAGAACATGCTACCGACATAACTTCCGCAGTCGCAGTAAGACTTTTAGTTGAGGGTCTTCGTGTCGAGCGTGAAAGTAGAGGTATTCCTGAGGCTATTGAGAAGATGTCTAAGCTGACCGATGAAGAAATCCTAAATGAGATAAAACAACTGATGACATCCACTTCTGTAAAATTGGAAGAAGTAAATGCCAATTCATGACGGACGCTCTGCAAATCCCAATTTTGTCGGTACTAGCCGACATTTTACCAATGAGGATAGAAAGCGTCTTGCTTTATTAGTTGCGGAGATGCAAAGTCGTGGTTTACAAATTCCATCCGATGTATTGGGAAAGACCTCTGTAAATTGGAAGATTGATGAGAATGGGTACTTTCCAGCCATTGATGGGAAGCATTTCAAGCCAACTACATCCCACTCTGGATTTTTACATTCAAATGCGAGATTTGTGGGTTTCTTTGGAAGTCGTGGTGCTGGCAAGACAGCCACAGGCTCTCAGAAATCCCTATTGAAAATTTCCAGCGGTCAGAATGGGGCTGTCCTCAATCCTGACTTTGAGAACTTCAAAATCTCAACCTGGCCTGAGTTCAGACGTTGGATACCTTGGGAGAACGTAGTCCCTGCCCATCGGTATAGACAAGACCCCGAATGGTATCCTTACCAACCATTCAACATCACTTTTATGAATGGAGTGACCGTAATTTGTAAAGGTTTGAAAGAACCAGACAGTGCCAGAGGCCCTAACATCAATTGGTTGTGGTATGATGAAGCTGGACGTGATGAGACTGGTCAATCCTGGCAAATCGCAGTAGCATCTGTCCGTGTTGGTTATGCACCTCAAGCCTGGATTACTACGACTCCAAACGTAAAAGCCCCTTGGATTAGACGCTTTTTCTTGGAGAAAGAGATTCCAGAAGATGCCTTGAAGGAATTTGAAAACGAAGGTTTGAATAGGTTGTTCGTAGAGACTTTCTTTGGAACGATTTACGATAACAAAGATAACTTAGACCCTGGTTTCTTTGCATCCATGCTTGCCGCTTATCCTGCTGGTTGGTTGCGTCAACAAGAAATCTTTGGTCAGTTCGTAGAAGAAGGTGGAGCTTTGGGTGACCGAGGTTGGTTCAGAGATAAGATGGTTACTGAAACCCCATTCACTCCTTATCGCACCCTCCGCTATTGGGACTTAGCCGCTACTGAGAAGAAACTTAGTGGAGATAAGAAGAATGACCCTGATGAGAGTGTTGGTACTTTATTATCCATGTCTGATAATCTTGCTAAACCTGAATTTTGTGTTGAAAATCAAACCTGCGGTTTTTGGAAATGGGATGATTTGATAGAAAACATAATCAATGTTGCCAAAATTGATGGGGCATCCGTGAAACTGGTTGTGGAAGAAGAACCTGGGTCTGGTGGTAAGAACCAAGTTGCTATGATTGATAAAGAGATAAAGAAAGCATTGCCAGGACATCCAGGCTGTGAAGGATGGAGACCTGACAATGACCGTGTTATCTTAGCCAATTTTTGGTTCGCTGAGGCGGCTGAGGGTAGAGTTTACTTGAGACAGGGAGATTGGATAAAAGAGATGCTGAATCAACTTGACATCTTCCCTGGTAACGCATCTCACACACATGATGACCGTATTACCTCTATTAGTGGTGCTAGAATGAATTTAGCTCCATTGAAAAAATGGAGACAGATAGACTTCTTGAGTGTGTAGATGGTATAATATTGCATGAATTATTGCGTTTTCTACCAGTGAGGCAAAAATATGCCACGAACAAAAACGACATATCCCGAACCGTCCAGAGAGAAAGGTCAACGTAGTCTTGACCTTCCCCTCTATTTAGACCGAATAATCCCTGCGTTCTCTCAACCAGATTGGTTAGATGCTCAACGTTGGAGGTTATTCGTATCTAATCAGCCTTTTGCTACAGTATTCCGAGATACTCTAGTTTCTAATATCTTAGCTCTGGACTGGAAAATAGAACCCAAAGAAAATGACAAACGGGATGAGTACAAAGAAGATATAAAATATTACACTAAATTCTTTGAATATACTGGAGAATATGATTATGCAGAAATTATCGAGTGGATTGGTAAAGACGCATTAGACCTTCCATTTGGAGGTGCGGCTGAGATTGGTAGAGAGGGAGATGAGCCAGATGGTAAAGTATTGTGGTTAGACCCTCTGGATGGTGGGACATTATTTCCAACTCTGAACAAAAGTTACCCCGTTGGTCAAGCCATTAGAGAAATGGGATTGCGCCAAGTTTACTTCCCTTATTATGCCATTGACCGCATTTATTTGTCTCCACGTACCGACATAAGACGCAAGGGTTGGGGTATGCCTCCACCTGAGCGTATTTACTTGGCAATCGAAATGCTCAGACGTGGTGACATCTATTATGCTGATTTGTTGCTGGATACACCCGATGCTGGTATCTTAGACTTGATTGACATGTCTAAGGAAAGTGCACAGAATTGGGTGGAGTCCTGGAAGAAGATGCTTACGGGAATTGACCCATTCAAAATCCCCGTTCTGTATGAGCATGAGAAAGAAGCGAAGTGGATACCATTCACCAGACCTCCTGGCGACATCATGTTCGATAAGGCTATCATGAAGTACGTTGGTTTGGTTGCCGCTGGTTATGGGATGTCTCCGAGTGACATAGGGTTTTCACCTGTATCATCTGGTGGAGAGACTTTGGCTGGAGGTATCAGGCAGGAGCGCAAGACTAGGAAAAGCGGTCTGTCTGTAATGAAAAGGAAGTTTACCTCTTTTTACAACCGACTTTTACCTGAATATCTTGAGTTCAAATATATTGACCTTGACGATGAGCTTCAGACTAATATTGGTAGAGCTAGACTTGCATCCATGACTGCCATTGGAACTGCGATTGATAAGCAAGTTTTATCGGCAGATGAAGGAAGACAGCAATTAGTGAGTGATGGGTTGATTTCAATATCAATTCCTGAAAAATTACCTGAATCAGAGAAAAAGAAATTGCTTCCAGCACCTAGCCCATTTGGTGGTGGTACTCCAGAGCGTCCAGGTTTGCTTGGGAAACCCGTAACTCCATCTCAAGGTGGGCATGGAGAAATAAAATCAGAGATGTATGCGGAGTTTTCTGATATAGTAGATGCGTCTGTATTTGAGGAGAACTCTCCTATGGCTGAATTTAGTGAAATTGATATGGAGCTTGCTAGAGCGTTTGTTCTAGTTGCTAAGGCTATATTTGGTAAGAAAGAGCAACCCATCAATGTCTTTGTTCCTAAGACAGAACAGGTAGCTCCAGTCGTGAACGTGACAGTTCCAAAACAACATGTACCTCAGGTCAATGTCACAGTTCCAGAAACCATTATTCCTGCACCAGTAATTCAAGTAAGTGCCCCTGAGCAAAAACCACCAGTCATCAACATTAAGGCTCAGAGGAAATCTATTGGAAGACAAAAGGTAAAGAGAGACCAAGAAGGTAATCTATTGGAAACCATAACTGAAACGGAGTTCAAATATGATGGAGAATAATGAGTTAAACATTAGAATACGAATGTGTGAGTTTTGTATCAAAGTTCTTACGGATGATTGTAAGGACGACCCACGACAACCAAGTGCTTTAGAGCATTACAATAAGCAGTTGGATGAATTAAAGGCTCAATTAATTAAGCCGAACCTTGGAGATATGCTTCCAAAACCTCCAGATGTAGTTGTGCAATTAAAACCAGCACACATATTTGGGGATGTTCCAAAATAACTTTTAGGAGAGTACAAAATGGCTGAAGGTGATGCACACGTATATAACAACTTCAAAGAGCAACTATTAATCAAGGCGATAAGTTGTACTGTCGATACTTTTAAAGTTGCTCTCTACTCAGGAACTTATGCCGCAAGCGACCTGGATGGAAACCCTGTTTATAGCGCAACAGGGGAAATTACTCCATCTGGATATTCCGCTGGAGGCAGAGTTGCTAGTGGAACATCAGTGACTCAAAATGATGGTGGAGTAACTGGTTCAGCCTCTTGGGATGGTTACGACTGTCTGTG